CGTGTACGCAATGAGTGCGTTGTACAGCGCAGCGTAGTTCACGCCATCGGTCCCCGGCTCATACGGCCCTTGGTTGCCGCACCGGCCCCGCGCATCTCGATACCCGAGGTCTTCGGCTCAGAGTAGGACTTGGAGCGGATCGAAGCGATGCTCACAGCAAGATCGTTACCACTGTCGTGGTTGTCTTTGCCGTATCCGTTTTCCACCCAAGTGGAAGAATCCTTGGCGGGTTTCTTGGACGTGGCCATCACTTGCCCCCTTGGTTCTTCGCACGGGCCATGTTGCGGCCCATACGGCGCATATCCACTCCAGTCGGCCCGCCCTTCTTGAGCTTGGCCAGACTGGTCTTCTTGCCACCGTGGGCCTGCGTCTCGTGCATTCCGACAGCCTTCTTGATCAGCTTCTTGTCCTGCGCGATGTCGTCTCTTTCCATCATAGGCTCCTACGCCGTCACCACTGTGACTGTACCAATTTGAATGCCCAACACCAAATAGTTCGGTGTCAGGCCCGCATCAACCCCGCTTGCTCCACCAACCGGGTTCCAGCCCCACTGAAACACCCGACTACCTTCACTGGGGAAACCATCTTGGTACACCCCCGTACCCGGCGTGATGTCGGTCTGCAACCCAGTCAGGCCAGATTGTGTGTAGCTCGTATCCGGACGCGGTTCACGCACAGCCTGCGGATCGTACACCGGGTACATACCCAGTTGAAGCTGCGGCTGATCAGGCTCCCAACATTCCGGACAAACCTTGATATTGACTTGTTTGGTCTTGATCGTCAGCTTCTTGAGCTGTTTCAACAGATAGCGCTGACCACAGCGGTCGCACTCCGCGATGCTGTATTTGCCGGAGGAATACTTCGGACCGGCCATGATCAGGCATAGTACAAGGATCGAGGCACGAAACGGGCGCTGGCCTTGTCCCGGTCCTCTTCAGACGCCAACTGCCATTGCTGCTCGTACTCAGCCTTCAACGCCATGACTCGCGCGGGATCAATATCCGGGAGCTTCATGGACAACTTGTACGCCAGCCCAGCCACCATGCACTCAATGAGTCGGAACGGAATGTCCTGAGTCTTGGCACCCGTGCCAGTGTCCTGCATACGGCGCATACGCCAGTACACAAACATGTAGTACGGGTTGCCGACCGATCCTTGATTGGGGATTGGCCAGATGTTGATAGACGGAGGACGAACCACAGAGACTGCCGCGCCGATGCTGTGAAGCGCTGCAATCGTGTTCTGCTGACCGCGCCCGCAATAGCTGATGTACCCCGAAGTGAGACTCGGGTTGGGCTGCGCCAGATTGCTGTAGCTGATGATCTCGCTATCAATCTTGATGAAGCCTGCCGCAGCAAGCTGCGTGACATCGCTCAAGTAGATGGTCGTGTCCGTCAGCCCAACGCTTTGTGTGGCCACCTGACAGGTCGTACTGTTTGTCTCACCCGTCTGGCGGTTGATCCAAACTTGAATCGGACGCCCCGTAGCGTACTTGTTCGGGATCGTGGAGTACGTGGACTCACTGATCCGGTTGATGTTGATGTCCGCCTGCGTAGTGCCCACACCCGCATTCGTACGGGTCACCTGATCGAGCAGATCGATGGTGTCATTGGGCAGGGCGTAGATGGCCTGATTCGGGTACAGCGGGATCTGTCCCTCCTCGATGGTCCAGAGATTGATACCACGGTTGGCCCACTCGATGGTCAACAAGTTCAGGCTGCGGCGGGCAGTACGAAAGTCGTAGCCCGTACGAAGCTCCGAACCACAACGCTCAAACGCCTCCTCAATGAGGTCGTTGACGTCAAGATTGAACGCAGTGGTGCCGGTAGTGGTCATTACCTAAATCTCGCGGTCTTTTGAGCTATACCCTTGGGTTGAGACACAAACTGCTTGCCCGCAGCCTTGCCTGCCCGCTTCGCCCGGGTCGTAGATGCGTATTCAGTAGGCGACAGGGCGTTGATCGCAGCCTCGGGCAGATAGCGCTCTCCAGTCTTTGAAGACGGTTTGCCTGACTTGGTCCGCCATTTCTGAGCGGTCCAATCCTTCAGGGACTGCTGCGGGGCTTTCACTTGTAGCCCCCACCCTTGGACTTGTACTGCTTGGCCAAAAGCTGAGCCTTGCGTGCGCTCCACTGACCTGCCGCCGTGCCTTGCGTGGCTTGCCCCTTGATCCTCTCAAAAAGGCTTTTGCGCATTCCAGGCTTGGTGTAGTTGCCCGCCTCGTTCACGCGGGACTTCACCTGACCACCTTCAGCGTACTGCGTGAAGTCAGTATCATCCCTCCGAGCCTTGGTCTTGCCACGAGGCATCTTGGAGGTACTGATTGCACCCATCCCGCGAGAGGCCATCATACAAACCTGCCTTTGGTCTTGCCACGCTTCTCAATACCACCGCCGCGCACAGCACCACCCTTGGCGTATGCCTTGGGTTTTGCGGCCACCTTGCCGCCCTTCTTCATGCCCATTTCTGCGCCGCGCTCGATGACATCGCGCACGTAGTCTTCTTCCGCCTTTCGGCCAGCCGATTGCGCAGCCTCTCGCTCTGCCTTAACCCTTGGATAACGCCAAGGATTGGCAACGGGCGGGAGATCAAAAGCAGGGGCCTCCCGCGCCGCCGGGGCGGCAGCACGCTCTGGAACGGCCCTAGACGCAAGAGATCTTGCGCCAGTCGCAAGAGACCGCGCCCCAATCGCTCCGGGGCCAGCAATCATCAACTCGGGGTAAACGGGTTCAATGGCATCGCGCCCGGGTCGCATGAGATCTTCTCTGCGACGCTTTTCCGCCAAGTCGGCCTCAAACTCATCGGCCCGTTGGCGTGCAGCCATCATAGAGCGAGCGCCTGCGCGTTCCTCCGGAGTGCCAAACGGCGATTTCTCCTTTGGAGGCGTCACCCGCATAACCGGATCTTGGCCGCGAGCACGCGGGTCATACGCCGAACGCGTTTCAACAGCAGGCGTTTCCTTCTTCGGCTCAGCAGACTTCGACGCAGGGGACTTGCGTCGCACAAGGCCCTTGTCTGCATTCAACAAGTCACGAAGCGTCTTGTCGGATCCATATTGCCGACGAAAGTCCGCAAGTTCTTCCGCACTGACCACTGCCTTGCCGTTCACTATGGGACGATCTTCCATAGGGCCGGCGTACTTCTTTCGCGCCCGTGGCGAGTCCGCAAGTTGTTCGCTGGATGGACGATTGCGGCTTTGAATTCGGTTCAAAGCGGCTGTAGTTGCCGGGTCATAACCCGTATTCATTGCCATGTCACACCATCCTGCCCTTGGTATGGCCTTTGCGAACGCAACCGTCAGCGCGGGTCACTCCACCCTTGGCGAGCTTCTTGACCGAAGCCTTTGGAGGGGGAGGCGGCATCGGGTCCGAAGGACCGATCCCCGGACCACCGTAGTCGCCGCGCCTGATCTTGCGCTCGGTGGTGAGGCCCTCTTCATGGTAGTCCGCCATTTCTTCAGCGGTAGCGCCACCAATCCCGGCGGAACGTCCGCCACCAACTTCTTTCTTGGCCATCAGCACTTACCTCCACTCTTCATGGCCATAGCGCCGGCCATCTTGGGCATCTTGGCCTTGGTGCGGCCCTTCTGCTGGACAGTGTGTTCACCATGAGGGCGCAAGCCTCCCGCAGTGACCTTGCCCATCTTGGACGGAGCCATGCCGCCGCTTGCCATACGTTTCGTCTTCATGTCGCCACCTTCCGAGAAAAGAGCCATTTTCCCGCGATGGGTTTCAGGCTTGTTGATGGATTGGAGATCCGCACGCGACTTGGTACCCGAACCGCCCTTGTGGGCTTTCGGACCAACAAACTTCTCGGCCACGTCCTTGCTGACCCCAGCCTTCTTGGCAAAAGCCGGATTGTGAGCCACAGCCTGCATGAAGCGTTCCTGCTTAGCTGATTTGACCGGCATGGGATTTTGTCCTCAAAGTGTCGATCTTGGCTTCAATTCTGTCAAAGCGTTCAATCAGCTCTTTCATGTCCTGCCGGAACTCAGATCGAGTGATGTGGTCCCGAGCCACTTCCTCACGCGTTTTGTTGAGCAAGATGCTGATTCGGTCGAGTTCTTTGAACTTCGCAGTCATAAAGAACCCCACGATGCCAAGGAGCACTGTCAATACAGTGTTCCAAACTGCTACGAGATCCATTCACTGTATCTCCTCAGCAGTTCCACGCCCGGAGAGACTTGTTGATCCGGCTGTTTGGATCGTTTGCAGTCTTGGTGCTTGTGAGCTTCTTCTTCATGCCCTTCATCCGAGCACAGAAGGAATCGCGCCTGGGACCACCTTCCGGCTGCGGGGCCTTGAGCCCCGGCTTCCCAGGATTAGCCCGGTTGTAGCTGGCCCTCCCCTTGGCGTTGAGCCCACCGGACTCAGACTTGCCCTCTTTGCGCTGCCATGCAGGGGTCTTAGCCATAGAACACCGTAGCAGTGGTGCCAGTACCCGTTGTGACGTAGATCCCCGTCTGAGCAAGAATCCCTTCTCCGGGAAACAACATGTAGAGAGACCCAGCCGCAGCAGCAGGTGTGAAGGAGAACAAGGTCGTCCCGCCGGTACCGTCTGCAATGGTGATCGCGCCCGCGCTTGCGGTATAGGTCATGGCAATTGCCTTGACCCGCGCGCGGTATCCGGTCACGGTTGTATTCGTGCCTGCCGCAGCGGTTGCCGCTTTGACATCGGTCTGCATCATGGTGATGCGCTCCTTGCGTTTCTTGGACTAAGGGGGGCCGAAGCCCCCCGCCCATCGACTACTTAGTCGTAGTTGCCGTAAGGATAGGCGGTCGCTGAACCAACGTTGCCGTCAGGCTGCATGTAGCGCACAGTGAAATACATCGTGCCCGCGCTCAGCGTCGTCATGCTGGTGCCAGCAATCGAGATCGTGAACACAAGCTGCGACACGTTGGCCTGCCCGTTGGGGGTCAGGATGTCGGTAGACGAAGAGAACTGATTCGCCAACTGCGTTCCGGTGAACGTAGACAGCGCCTGTCGCCCGACTGCCGAAATCGTGCCAGTAGCAGCATAGGTCGGCGTTCCACCTTGGACCGTGTAGTTGTTCGACACGTACACGGTGATCGTGCTGATCGAACCAGAGGCCACGGTCGGCACAACGCCAACATCAACAAAGAAGTCGTTGATGTCCGATCCGGTCGGCAGATAGAACACGAAGCCACGGTAGATCTGGGTCGCGCTGTCTGCGGGAATCGACGTAGCTGACAGGACCGGATTGGTCGAGGACGGTGTGTAAACCGTTACTGCCGTATTGGCAAACGTCTGCCCGTCCGTCACGAACTGGCCAGAAGCGCCGCCGTAGTTGACGGTGTTGGCCGTGGTGTTGGTCAGCACCATCGCGCCGGACTGAACCAGTTCAGAGCTGCCGATGTTGCGGAACGGGGGAAAACGGTTGTCGCCCGAAAGGAGCGGGCCGTCAAAGGTGGAGCGTCCCATGATGATTCCTCATGCAAGAGTCCCCGCACCCATCGTTGCATCGTCTGCTGGGCCAGTCTGGTGCGGGTGGAATCCCAGGTCTTGGCCACTATAGCCCAAAAGAAAAGGGGGCACAAGGCCCCCTTTCAGTCAGTAGCGTGCTACTGAATCAGTACGAGCCCGAGGACCCGAAGATGCCCAGCGGGTCCGACCAGCCGAACGAATAGCGCTCGCGGGCCTTGTACCGGACGTTGCCGGTATCGAAGTCGCCGTCCATGCCGTTCTGCATCGGGGTGCGGATGAAGTGCTTCATGCCGTTGGGAACATCGGTGGTCAGGAACCACGCGTTGTTGTCGGTCAGGAAGTGGTTGACGGTGTAGCCGCCAGGGACGCTGCCGTTGTTCTTCAGCGCGTTGATGTCGTTGTTGTTCGTGCCGACACGGAGTTCCGTCTCAAGCAGGCGAGTAGCAACGAACATCAGAGCAGGCGGAAGCACCAGCTTCTTCGGCTTGGCAGCAATCAGCAGCCCCTTCTCATCGGTCCACGCAGCGATCTGAATGACCGCGCTTTCCAGCGAAGTCTCGTTCAGATCAGCCTGGGTCGAAGGCGTGTTGCTGTTGGTGCCACCGTTGACCAACGGGTGAACCGTCGAGAACAGCGCCACACCGTCACCGCCGACGTAGCTAGCCGAGAAGCCGTTGTTCAGAACAGCAGCCGCCTTGACTTGCTTCGTGTACGACATGCCACGAGCCAGGGCCTTGGTGTAGCGAGCCGACAGCGAGTCATAGAGGTTGTCCTCGATGGCTTCTTCCGTCAGCGCGAAACCCATTGCGATGGTTTCGTGGTTGTAGCGTGCGGTCCACGCTTCCTGCGCGTTGTCATACGCGATTGCCGTACCTTCCGGCTTGACCGGAGCAGCAGAGAACCCGGCGAGTTTGGTCTCTTCTTCGAAACTACGCTCCGAGTTCTCGGTTTCGTAGATTTCCTTGTGCTCCTCACCGTAGCGAGCGTACTCCAGACCGAACAGTGCGTTCAGACCTGGGAGGAGTTCCTTCAGGAGTTGTGCACGAGAGATTGCCATGATCTAACTCCTATCAGGCGATGGACGTACCAGCGTAATACTGGTGTTGTCCGAAGTTGATCTTCACCAGCAACTCGGGGTACTGCATGAAGACGAGGGTGGCGCTTGCCGCAAATGCCGTTCCCGGAGCTTGGTTCAGGATGAACGAAGTCGCGCCAGCCGAAGCCGCCGTGTCTACGAACGAACCCGAGGAGATGTACTGACCGTTCGCGGCAAGCGAACCAACATCCGTACCCACCGGCAGAGCAAACGGCAGCGCAGAGCAGGTGACCGTAGAAGTGGCGATGCTGCTGTAAGTCGCAGTGCCCAGCGAAACTGCTGTGTCGGTGACCAGCCCCAGCACACGGACCGGCAGCGAACTGGTCGTAGCAGGGGTGTCGCTCGGAGCCAGCAGGGCGTTTGCCGAGTTGCCAGTAGCCGTGCTACCCGTGTTATTGATGCAGGCCAAGTTCTGGCCGATCATGGCACGAGCACCAGAGGCGACTGCCGTCGTGGCCGAGCAGACAACAGCCTTGAAGACCGTGTCTGGATCGTCACAGACGATGGCAACAGCGTCACCAGCCAGCGTCGAAGCAGGCCAGTATTGCGCGAACTGCTTCTGCTTCGTCAACGGGTTGGTGTATGAACAGCCGAGGAAGATACCCGTCTGGTTACCGGCAGTACCGGTGCTGACGGATAGACGCTGAATCTGACCGCGCGTCAGACCAACGAAATCACCGTAGAAGATGTCCGTCGAGTACCCGTAGGGAATGGGATATTCCCGCGTGGACCCAG